TTGTAACACGCGCTCCGGCTCGTCCAGTTGAAGGCGATCTCGCTGAAGACGTTATGCTTATGACTGATCCGCGTTCAGGCATCACTTTCGAAGTGTCAATGTACAAAGAGTACCGTCAGGTTCACTTTGAAGTGGCACTCGCTTGGGGCGTCAGCGCTATCAAGCCAGAGCACATGGCAGTTCTGCTCGGCTAAAAGTGATCGCGGGGCGTCTTCGGGCGCTCCGCATCATTCTCGGAGAGGACTATGGAAGCACTACCAACAGTTAAGATCGACCGGGATGGTGAAGCAGTTATCATCAACGAGTCCGATTTTGATCCAAAGACTATGAAGCTATTCGGTGAAAAGCCAGCGGCAAAGCCGAAGGCAGCGCCGAAGAAGACTCGCAAGCCCAAAGCGGAGAGCTAAATGGCTACTATCATCGTCGAAGACGGCTCAATCGTCCCAAACGCGAACAGCTACGTCACGGTCGCTGAGTTCACTCAGTATTGCTCAGATCGCAACATCACGATCTCTGGCACTTACGGTGACGAGTCGGAATTGCTTATCTTGGCGATGGACTATTTCGAGCAACAGCCGTTCCGTGGCATTAAGTACATCGAGACACAGCCGCTTCAGTATCCGCGTTCGGATCTATGGATCGACGGCTATCTCACAGATTCAGACCAAATTCCAAAATTGGTCAAAGATGCGCAGATCACGATCGCCATCTCTATCATGGCGGGAAATGATCCGCTCTCTACAGTAGATCGAGCAGTGAAGCGCGAGAAAGTCGACGTACTCGAAGTCGAGTATATGGACAACGCTTCGATCTCTACAGTTATTCGAAGCATCGGCAACGCAATGCGCAAGCTGGTGACATCAAGCACTGGCGGCAACAATATCCGAACCATTAGGGGCTGATATGGGCGTTAATTACACAGCTCTCGAAGCGACTGCGACGCGATTGCTCCGGGACAACGGTCAGGCAATTACGTTCAGCTATGAAACAGGCGAAGTGATTGATCCGGCGACTGGCACTGTAACGACGCCAGCGACCCAATCTACCGTCAGTGGATATGGAGTCGCGTCAAACTATAAGAACGCTGAGATCGACGGACAGAGCGTTCTGGCGTCTGATCTAAAGCTGCTCGCCAGTAATGTGGCGACGGAGCCTAAAGCGAACTGGAAAGTCGGCGTAAATGGCAAGACTTGGCGAGTAATGCAAGTGATGCCAATTAACCCGGCAGGGACTAATGTCATGTATATCTGTCAGATTAGAATATGAGCGCAGCAGAGAAGGACATCAACACAGCTCTCTCGGTTCGTCTGGCTGAACTACAGACTGCCGGAGTGCCGCCAATCGCTTGGGAGAATGCAGAATATACTCCCGTCGAAGGCACGCTCTATCTACGCGAATCATTCCTTCCGAATATCAAAGATGCGGTCGGAGTGGCTCACACTAGCGCAGACGATTACGAAGGACTCTATCAAGTCAGCGTCATGGATGGTCGCGGCGACCGCCGATTCGACGCTCAAGAGCAAGCCAGACTGATCTCGCTGCACTTTCCGCGTGGCGCAGAGTACACATATAACGGCGTAACGGTTAAAATAACTGGAACGCGGCTGGCATCTGCTATCACCGAAGACGGCTGGTATCAGATCCCGGTGACAATCAGTTGGAGAGCGCTTGTATGAGCTGGGAATCTGACTGGAAGAAGATCGAAGAAAAGATCGACCGGACTCTGAATCAGGGCATCCGAGCGACTCTTTTCGAAGTAAGCACGGCAATAATTAAGGACACTCCGGCAGATACCGGGCGTGCCCGTGGTAATTGGCAAGCATCCGTCGGTCGCGGGGCGACTGGGGAAGTTTCCGTAGATAGTGTGAGATCGGGCGAAGCCAGAGCAATCGCAGACGTCGACCAAACAGTAAGCGTGGCAGTGGGCGATCTCTACTATCTGACAAATAACCTTCCGTATATTGAACGTCTGGAGTATGGCTGGTCTAAGCAAGCTCCCGGCGGGATGGTTCGGAAGAATATGCAGAATTTTAACCGCTTGTTCGTGAAGAATCTCAGAGCAGCAAGCAAATAAGAGGCAATTAACATGGCAATTCAAACATCTGCGGGCACTACGCTGGGCATAGTCTCAGGAACTCCCGCCACATACGACGAAGCAGGATTCGCAGCTCTCAGTTTCGCTACAGTTGGCGAGATCACAGAGATTCCAGCATTCGGCTCAGTTTACAACTTAATCACTCACTCGCCTCTCGGTGAGCGTCGCGTGGTTAAGCGTAAAGGCTCAGTAAACGACGGAACTCTGACTCTCTCATTCGCTGCTGACGCTGCGGATACTGGTCAAGTTGCGGCGAAGGCTGCTGCGACTACTGATACAGAAGTCTCAGTTGCAATCACTTACCCGGACGGCGAAATCGACTATTTCACTGGTCTGGTAATGAGCTATCAAATAAACGCTGGCGGCGTGGACAGCATCAAGTCAGACAGCATTGTACTAGAGCTGACAAATGCACCAGTAAACGTAGCAGCTTAATAAAACACACATTCGGGGCGTGACTTATGGATTTAGCGAGCATTGATTTACAAGCAGCAGCGGAAGAGGGAGTTGAAGTAAAACTCCAGCATCCGGCTACTGGCGAATATCTACTAGACGATGAGGGCGAGCATTTGACGATTGTCATTCTCGGCAAAGATTCGCAGACGTGGCAGAATGCCGCAAAGCGAGTTAATACCAGGAACGCGAATCGCTACAAAGATCGAAAGATCCCAAACGCAGCACTCGAAGCAGCACTCTATGAGATATTGGCAGAAAGCACGCTCAAGTGGAGCAAGAACATCGAGTTCGAAGGTGCAGCTCTAAAATGCACAAAAGAGAACGCGAATATGCTCTATGAGAAGCGCAACTGGATCGCTGAACAGTTAATGGAAGCGGCAGGGGATCGAGCCAGTTATTTTTTGAAATAACGGGGCTGCTGAGTAAATACGTTCAGCAGTGGGCTTGGCTCTCTACCCGGGCTAAAGACAAAGAAAGATCACGCATCGAGATGATCGATAGTAATGAGATAGCCGGACGGTTCCCAGACGTGGAGCCGTTCGGCTATATCATAGAAATACTCAGCAGAATTGGAGTCGCATTAAATAGCGGCAACGGGGTTCATGGACTGACTTGGCAAGAGATCGATGCCTTTGTGGCGAGAACACAACTGCATCTCACCGGATGGGAAGCTGAGACCATAAAACGGTTATCCGCTCTATATGCCAGCAGTGTGCTAAAATACGACAATCAGGACGTTCAATCGCCCTACCGCACGAAAGAAGAACAGCAAGACATCGCCAAAGGCATGAAATCAGCTCTTCGCGGCATCGTAATAAAGGACAAGCATGGATCTAGCAACGATACAGATAAAAGTCGACACCAGAGAAGTCAAAGCGGCTAACGAAAACATCAAAGAACTCGGCACGACCGGGCAGATGGCGAGTAAGAAGGTAAAAGCCGCAAACGACGATATGGCGTCAAGCGCTAAAGGCACAGTCTCGGCATTCAAACTGCTGGGAGGCGCTATCGCTGCGCTCGGAGTCGGCGCTCTAATTAGCAACTTTACGAAAACGGTCACAGAGTCAGAGCGACTAAAAGGCTCGCTCACGACGATGACCGGAAGCGTGGCGAATGCCGCTTTCGCATTTGGCGAGCTAGAGAAGTTCGCATCTCAGACGCCATATACTCTTGATCAGTCGGTCGAAGGGTTTATCAAGCTAAAAGCACTCGGACTAGACCCATCAGAACGCGCTCTGCGCTCATACGGCAACACTGCGGCAGCGATGGGCAAAGATCTAATGCAGATGGTCGAAGCGGTCGCAGATGCGTCTACCGGCGAATTTGAGCGTCTGAAAGAGTTCGGCATCAAAGCATCGAAGGAAGGCGATCGGGTATCTCTGACATTTCAGGGAATGACCACAACGATCGGCAACAGCTCTCAGGAAATTCAAGAATATCTACTCCAGATTGGTGAAGTACAATTTGGCTCGGCAATGGAAGACCAGATGAAGCGTCTTCCCGGGCTACTTTCCAATCTCGAAGATAACGTCGCTGCGTTATTCCGTAAACTCGGAGACGTCGGCGGCATTAAGCTATTCAGCGCTGCGATTACTGGTACCAGTGCCGTTATTGTCGGGATCACAAACAATCTCGACGTTTTAGCCATTGGACTGAGTGCAGCTCTAGCAGGATTCGCAGCATTCAGCGCCGGATCAATAGCAGCATCAATAGTTGCTGGATTCGGAAGAATGAGAACGGCAGTTCTCGCTTTAAATCTGGCTATCAGAGCTAATCCGATTGCATTTGTGGCATCCGCTATTACTGCTGCTGCGGTAATTATTATCAGCAAGTGGGACAGTATTAGAATCGGTGCTGAAAGAGCCGGGGTTAAAATCCAGATAATGTTCGAGAAATTGAAGATATTTCTCATGGAGACTTTCGCCGGGGCTTTGAACTCAATCACGAATTTATTTAGTGACATTCAAAACAAAGCAACTGCAACAATGGCTGCGGTCGCTGCTGCCGCTAGAGATCCATTAAATGCGTTCGAGACATTTAACACAGTCTTCGAAGACACTCTCGCAGGGCTTCGCTCTGGGGGAGATTCAGCCAATGTCTTTGGCGATTCTATATCCGCGAGCAAGAGCAGAGTCGCAGAGCTAGAGGGCGAGCTAGAGACAATGAACACTCAGGTCGAGACAACAGATGAGGTCGTCGGACAAGCAGTGCCGTCGCTTTCTGATTTTGCCATCGTAATAGATGACAGCGCGTCTGGCGCAGATCAACTTGCAAAGAATCTCGAAACCGCAAGAAGTAAGACGGAAGCATTGCTTGGACAGATAAGCAACGAAACCGAAGCTCTTAGCATGAGTTCGAGAGAATTAGATATTCGCAACAATCTACAGAAAGCAGGAGTAGATGCTACATCTGAACTCGGACAAGAGATTATCAATGCGACTAATAACTTTCACGATGAGAAGGATGCTATCGACGATGCTAAAGAGGCTGCTGATAAACTAGCAGAATCTCAGAAGGAAGTAGCGAGACAAAATGAAGCGATAAAAAGCGGCATCTCGAACTTCTTTATGGATTTATTCGAAAATGGTAGCGAAGCGTTCGGGAATTTAGTTGATAAATTCAAAGCTATGACGCTGCAAATGATCGCTGATTGGGCGGCGTCACAGATAGTCGAAACGATTAGCGGTCAGTTCGAAGGACTCGGAACTTCAATCACCGACATATTTAGCGGGATATTCTCATCTCTCGGCAGCGCTCTATCATCGCTAGTGAGCGGCATAGTATCTGCCGCAGGCAGAATTCTCGGATTAGGTGGTAGCGGAGCCACATCTGCTGCCACATCTGCTGCCGCATCTGCTGCAGGATCTAATGCTGCTGGAGCTGGAGCTGGATCATTCATCGGAAGAATATTCGGCACAGGTGGAGGAGCGGCTGCTGGCAGCGCTGCGGCGTCTCAAGCAGCTATCGCGGCTGGCACGAGCACAATGGCTGCAAATGCTGCGCTTGCTGCAAGTACGGCTGGAACTGCCGGGGCTTCTATAGCGGCTGGCACTTCAACGATGGCTGCTAATGCTGCTGCCGCCGCTGCAAGCACTTCCGCTGCTGGCGGAGGAGCTGCTGCTGGAAGCGCTGCTGCTGGATCGTCCGCGTTTACCAATGCTCTAGCAACTGCTGGGCCTTATGCTGCCGCAATTATAGCCGCATATCTTGTCGCTAAAGCGCTAGATAGCGGAGGAACTCCAACGTCTACCGCTGGTTTGACTATGGCTAAAACTGGCGGCATGAGTGACGCAAACATATTTCAGATGAGCGCATTCGAATCTGGATTTGCTCCACTTGGCTTTAAGCAGAACGCGACCAATGATCAAGCAGAGGCAGCTATCGCGCCACTACGGGCGCTTGATTCAGCTCTGACATCAATCACAAAAGACGCCGGGTTTAATGTTAATCTCAGCGGTCACACTTTCAGCGGTCTCGGAGTCGAAGGTTCAGGCCCCGGAACGGTTCTCGGTATGTTCATCGAAGAAGGTAAGGCGAAAGGCAAGAGCATCGAGAGCCAGATGGATCAATATGCTACCGAATGGATTAACGCGGTCGGCGTAAGAAATGGAGTCAGCGATGCGGCAATTAGGGACATAATCGGCGACGGCACTGCTGCTGGTATTGTCGCAAGAGCGCAAGCAATTCTTGATAGCCAATCAAATGGCATAATGGGGCCAGAAGCTCCGGCAGGAATGGATGGCTCAAGCAGTGATTCCACAGGAATGACTCTGTCAGTAAATGGCTCGCACCGTGATGGTCTTGATATGGTTCCATATGACGGCTATGTCGCAGAACTTCACGCAGGGGAGCGCGTACAGACCGCAGAACAGGCTCGGGCGTCTGACAACATAGCAGACGAGATGAGCGGACTACGCCAGAGCATTGAAGACGTAATGGTCGCAGTGGCGAGAAACACTTCGAAGCTCTATCGACTCAACGACCGCTGGGACAAGAACGGCTTGCCGCCAGTGAGGGCATAATATGAAGTTAATTCGACCGGAAACGGTTACAGACTCGATATTTCAGTCTTCGGATGTCCCGGAGGCTGACTACTCGGCATGGCTGGTCGGCACTACTTACGCAGACGGCGACCGGGTTATCGTTACAACTGGCGTTCATAAGATCTACGAGTCTCAGCAAGCAGGAAACGTCGGCAACGATCCGACAACTGACAACGGCACATGGTGGCTCGAAGTATCCAGCACGAACCGCTGGAAGCTATTCAACGGCATCGTTCAGGAGCAGACCGAGCAAGCTGGCGGCATGGAGTACGTTCTACAGTCGCCAAATGTGGTGAACTCTCTGGCTCTGATTAACGTCGACTGCGCAGAAGTCACTGTCACAATGGACGATGCGACAGAGGGAGAAGTCTACAACCAGACATTCTCTCTGATCTCAGACTCAGGCATTCAAGACTGGTATGCGTACTTTTTCGAGCCTATCGTCCGGGATGACCGTCTGGCGATTCTTGATCTACCGCCGTATGCGAATGCAGACATCACCGTGACGTTTACGGATACCGGGACAGCTAAATGCGGAGCGCTTATTATCGGTCAGTTCGCCGATCTTGGGTTCTCTCAGCACGGAGCAAGTCTCTCTATTATAGATTACTCGGTAAAGACTACAGACGCAGAAGGACGAATCACTGTCACAGAAGGCGCTTACGCAAACAAGATGGAAGTCGACGTCGTGCTAGATACGTCAGCTTATGGAGTGGTTCGCAAAACTCTAACAGATCTCAGGACTACGCCCTGCGCGTGGATTGCTGAGGACGAAAACAGAAACTCGATCATCTACGGATATTATCGAGAATTTGATATAATTCTCATGAATCCAACAACTTCCAGATGCTCACTTGAAATAGAAGGTCTTGTCTAATGACTATCCCAACGATTAGCACGCTGCCAACAGCTCCATCCAGAACGGACGCCCCGGCAACATTCATATCCCGTGCCGACGCTTTCTTGGCTGCTCTGGTAACTATGCAGAGCGAGCTGAATACCACTATCGGCGCGATGAACACTGACATCGGAGGCATCGCTGCGAATGTAACTGCTGCTGAAGCTGCACAAACTGCTGCCGAGACTGCCGAAACTAATGCAGAAGCAGCACAAGCCGCTGCGGAAGCTGCATCAAGCGCGACTCTATGGGTAAGCGGAACAAGCTACTCAGCAGGAGATGTTGTTTACTCGCCAGTTGACTACAAGTCGTATCGAGCAAACACAGCGACCAGTGGCACAACAGACCCGAGCGCGTCCGCTGATTGGACGAGATTAACTTATGATTTGCCAAGCCAAAGCGGGAACGCAGGGTTATATCTCACAACAGATGGAACGAATGAATCTTGGGGAGACGTATATCCATCTCTCACAGGCAACGCCACAAAGAAGCTCGCAGTCAACGTGACTGAGGACGGCGTGGAATGGGTAGAAGTCTCTGCTGCTCCTTCATTACAAGCGACAGCTTCTGGATCATTAGCTAATGGCGATGCCGTTATTGTTAATTCAGACGGCACTGTAAGCATAATATCTCAAACAGCTGAAGAAACAGGAACTCCAGTAGTCTTTAATGCTGCCACAACAACAAGAAACGCTGCAACTTATGATACATATAATAGTAAAGTGGTGCTTGCATATAGAGACGGTGGCGCATCAAACTACGGAAGAGCTGTAGTCGGAACGGTCTCTGGAAGCTCAATCAGTTTTGGTTCAGATGTGCTATTTAGAAATGACACAGTAGATTTTGTTGTTTCAACTTACGATTCTACTAACAATAAAGTAGTTATCGCTTACAAAGCAACAGGGACAAATTATGGAGAGGCAATAGTAGGAACGGTATCTGGAACTTCAATTAGTTTTGGAACCGCAACCGTTTTTAATGCTGGAACTGTTAATGATCTTGCCATTACTTATGATTCTAGTAATAGCAAAGTAGTAATTGTATATAGAGATAGTTCGGATTCTAATAAAGGAAAAGCCATAATAGGAACTGTCTCTGGCACATCAATTAGTTTCGGAACCGCCGTAGTTTTTTCTACATCATTTTACGCAAGTATGCTTGGCGCAACGTATGATTCCACAAATAACAAAGTAGTAATTTCTTATTCGGATTTTGGCGACAGTTATCAAGGAAAAGCCATAGTAGGAACTGTCTCTGGAACTTCGATTAGTTTCGGAACCGCCGTAGTTTTTTCGACAAATAGCATTCGTAACACAAGTGCGGTATATGACTCTGGTAACAATAAAATAGTCGTTTCTTATTATGACGTATCAAACTCTAATTACGGAACAGCAGTAGTCGGAGAAGTTTCTGGAACATCTATAAGTTTCGGGACTCCTGTAGTTTATATTAGTACCTCTGCATACCTGATTTCTTCAATATACGATTCTATTAATAATAGAGTTATTATTTCTTATAATACTAGTTTAGGTGGGAAAATCTCAGTAGGAAAAGTCTCTGGAGATTCGATTACTTTTGATCCTGCGGTAACATTTGCCTCCATAGCACTTGACTATTCTACTTCAACTTATGATTCTGATAATGGAAAAACAATTATGGCGTATCGCTCTGATGCGGCAGGAAATTATTATGGAGAGGCCGTTACTTATTCTCCAGAATCTACAAATCTAAAGATAGGAAATTATATAGGAATTTCTGACGGCGCATACTCTGATACTGATACTGCGAATATACAAATAATTGGCTCAGTAGACGATGCTCAGACTGGCTTAACAGCAGGGCAATCTTATTATGTTCAAAGAGACGGAACTTTAAGCACAACTCCTGCTGACCCATCTGTTTTTGCAGGAACGGCAGTTTCCGCAACAAAACTTATAGTAAAGGGATAACATGAAAACTATTCTTGATTCAGAAAACTGCTCTAAGTATCTATTTGCAGACGATAAAATTGTTACTTTGAAAGCTGACCGCATCGAAGTGGGGTTTCCATTAGATTTTATTATTGCTGACTTAAATTTAAACAACGCTAGATTGATCGAAGGAGTGACTGAGCCATTAGATTGGCACGGATGCAAATACAATTATATCAATGATTCTTGGGAATTGTGTCCAGAATGGGTAGAGCTAGATTTGCCAGTAGTTGAAGAGCAATGATCAAGAAAATCAGAGCAGGGTTTACTCTATTAAAGCTCGGTCAGTCAGTAGCAGATCCGGCAAAATGGAAGAATCGCCAGATCACAGCCACAATGCTCACCGGGATAATCTGGGCTGCGATACAACTTGCAGAAAGTTTTGGCTATGGAATCCCAGTTGATGAGGCGACTATCGATTCTCTCGCTATTGGGATTCTTGCTGCTATTAACTGGCTGCTCACTCTATCGACTTCCAAGACTGTCGGACTGCGAGATAAGGTTCAGGCCGATTCAGATCAGTGAAAACATAGATCCGGAAATAGAAAACTTTTATGGCTATTACGGAGTTCTAGCCATAATTAACTGCGAGATTTAATTGTGGCAAAGCTCGAAGATTACGCGAAAACGGATCGTCAGCGCGAAGTGGTAAAAGAGTGGGAAAGAAGCGGCAGGAACGCATCACAAGCCGCCAGCAGGCTTGATGTCACACCAGCTACCGTTCGTAATATCGTGCACGGCGTCAAAGCATACGCATCCGCGGCGGGATTCACTGAGGAGTGGGATGCAACGGCGCACGTCCCGCCGGGCGAATATGTGACTGGCAGATCCATATACACGACAAATAGTTATAATGAGAAGGTATGGCTAAAGACCCGGCGCAAGCTGGAGACTGCCGAGAAAGAAGAAGCGCTGAAAGCATTCGTCGACCAGCTCAACTCGCAGGTAATTCAGGCGAAAAAGACCCCTAAGCCGTCCAGTAAGGGTAAATCGAAGGATTTATTACCGACGACGATAATTGGCGATGCGCATATCGGTATGAAGGCATCGGGCGACACGCGGGGACGAGATTTCGACTCCAAGATCGCATCTGCCGAGATAATCGCTGCGATAGACTATCTGGTCGACGCGGCCCCGGCAGCAGAGCACGCAATGCTAATAAATGTCGGAGATTTCACGCATATTGACCGGGCTATTCCGTATCCGCAGACCGCCAACGGCACGCCGATGGATACCGACTCACGCATTGAGCTAATCATGCGTAAAGCAGCGGACACGATGATTCACGGGATTACGCGGATGCTAGAGAAGCACTCGAACGTCTCAGTGGTCATGGCTCGCGGTAATCACGACTCAGAGACATCGATAGCGATAGCCATGATTCTGGCTTACCGATACGAGAAAGAGCCGAGAGTCACCATTCTGGAGCCGAACGGATTCTTTACCTACACGACGTTCGGGAAGAATCTCATCGCAATTACACATGGCGATAAAGCTCCCGGGCGGCGTCTGGCTGATATGCTGCCGAGATTAAGTGTCTGGTCGAAAACGAGTCACCGATACTGGATTCTGGGACATTTCCACAGCAAGCTGTCCGAGCAGTACGACAACTCGGTCGTGCTGGAACGCTTCGGCACTCTCGCTCCCGCCGATTCCTGGCACGCATCCAAAGGCTACTGTTCGCCGAGCATCATGAACCAGATCGTCTACCGTCGCAGCGGCGGCATTGCTATCCGGCACGAGTACGAGATCCCGGGCACCGACTACGAGCCAGATCACGAAATCTGACATTTATTCGAACATCTATTGTGCTAAAATCGGCATATAAGGATTCAGAATTATGGCTAAAGATCCAAGACTCACGAAATACGGTCTAGAAGGCTACAACAAGCCGAAGAAGACCCCAAAGCACTCGACGAAGAGTCACGTCGTGCTCGCCAAAGAAGGCGACGACGTAAAGCTCATTCGGTTCGGGCAGCAGGGCGTGAAGGGTTCGCCGCCGAGAAAGAACGAAAGCGATGCTGATAAAGCTCGACGGGCGTCATTTAAGGCCCGGCACGAGAAGAATATCCGAAAAGGCAAGATGAGCGGCGCTTACTGGGCCGATAAGGTTAAGTGGTGAAATGACCAAATACGATCCGATTGAAGTCATTCTCTCGATCATCTACTACAGCAGCGGATCATATTCGCCAGAAGAGATTGTCGAGATTATGGAAACGATCGCAATGTATCAGCCAGAAGCTATGACCGAGAAGCGCACAACTGCCGGACTCCGCATCGTCCCAATCAATACGAACGAGTATGTATTCGATGACTGACGCAGAACTGGAACTCATGATCGACCGAGCCGCCAAGAAGGGCGCGAGAGAGGCTCTCAAAGATATAGGGCTTTATGACGACGATGCTCGGGACGACGTGAGAGAGATTCGCTCACTGCTCGAAGCATGGCGAGATACAAAGCGTACAGTCGGGCAGACAATTGCTCGTTTCTTTACAATGGCGCTGCTCGCTCTTTTAGCGGCTGGCGCATATATGGAGTTCGGCGATAAATGAGTGAATACACTAATCTGAACCCGTCCGGGAACACCGGATTCGACATCGCCCGGCTAAACATCGCCGAAGCGACTCCAGTTAATCTCTTTGGATACAATCCGGTCGTCGGTACCGACTACGAGACTCTATGGAACGTCGGTGGCAAATACCCGATAAACGCCACAGAGGGCACTCTGAGCGTCGTTAGTAGCGCGGCAGGGGATTCGTCCAAGCGAGTGCTCATTCAGGGCGTAGACGGCGAATTTAAGGCCGTCTCGCAGGTCGTGACGCTAGATGCTACCGATGCGACGACTCCGGTCGTGAGCACGGTCGAATTTATGCGAGTGAATCAGATTATTCTGCTCGATGGCGAGAATGCCGGGAATATCACAGTCACCAGAGGCGCATCGACGCTCGGTTATATAGCGATCGGCGAAGGCATCTCTCAGGCGTGCCAGTACACAGTGCCGGAAGGATACTCTCTCTATATCTTCAGAATTAACGTAAACTCGGCAACGGCGAACCCGAACAAGTTTATTCGCTTTCGCAACGTGACGCAGAATAAAGATGGTCGCGTGATTCGTATCGCCCGGGCTACAAGTGCGACATCTGAGGTCACATACGATCGCCAGATACCATTCCGAATCGACGAGTGCACTTATTTCGAGTTCGAAGCGCAGTCCAGTTCAAGCGATAACGAAGTCGCAATTTTCGTCGAATGCGTACTACTCAAGAACCCGTGGGGGCGTGACTAATGCCATTGAAAAAAGGATACGGAAAGAAGACCATCTCATCGAATATTAAAAAAGAGATGAAATCTGGTAAAAGCCAGAAGCAAGCAGTCGCAATCGCGCTCTCATCTGCGCGTAAATCAAAACCAAAGAAAAAGGGGTAAGCAATGGGTAAGCTAAAACTAGCATTTGAGATAGCTCGATTCGTACTCTTTCTAATCGCATCAATCAAAGATCTGGTACTACAAGCCGAAGAGCAGCTCCCGGAAGCTGGAAAAGGCTCTGAGAAGTTCGCAGCGGTCAAGACTGCGGTGGTCACTGCCGCAAAATATGCCGACATCGCCGAAGAAGCTGTTAAAAAGGCTGACGAGTTTATCGATGAGAGCATAAATGTTGCGGTAGCAAATCATATAAACAATGCCAGCTAAACTCGCCTACCGGAACTTCACCCGCAGCGAATTCCGCTGCAAGTGCGGCAAATGCGACTCGACCGGGCATGAGATCTCGGACGAGTTGCTGGACGCTCTGCAAGCGCTGCGCACAATGTGCGAGTTTCCGTTCATTATCAGCTCCGGCTATCGCTGCCCGTCACATCCTGCCGAGAAGAATAAAGATTTCGTCGGTGCTCACGGCTGCGGTCTGGCAGTGGATATTGCTGTTAGCTACGAAGAAGCGATTCAACTGCTAAAGCACGCGCTCAATACCGGGTTATTCACCGGGATCGGAGTCAATCAAAAGGGCGGCGGCAGATTCATCCATCTGGACATTGCGACCGACATGGACGTAAACGCGCCAAGACCGCATATCTGGACTTATTAACAATCCAGCCACAATTCCGCATCTAATCAGTTGCACAAAAGCATCATTTTAGTATAATCGACCGAACGGCTGGCATTCTGCTGGCCTAAATCGGGAGATTAAAATGAGCGAAAAGACGACATTCGC